ACAGGAAGCAGCCGATTTAATAACTACCAACAATAGAGGCTTTGAAAACATCGGTCCTGTTGAACTTTATAGCGATGAAGCCTTAGCTGAAATTAGAGAAGATCCTTCCATAACTAAAAAGGGTGGAATAGGCGAGTTGTTTGAAATGGGTAGAGATGCAAAAGAACTTTATAATCTTGCAAAAGATCCAGAAATGAGGAGTGATTTAATTGATGATATAAGATCTGGTATAGGAAACTTTATTTCTGGGGATCAATCTAATGTTGAAAATGAAGTAATAGAAAAAGATGCATTAGATGAAGCTGAAACAGATATTGCTGATGTAAATAAAAAAGAACTTACTAAAGGCCAGAGAGGAATAAAAGCTTTAGCGATGTTAGCTGAGGCATATGCTAATTCACAGAATAGCGGAGATACAGGAACTCCCGGATACATGATTGAAGGAATGGGCATATCCACTCCAGAGATTACAAGATACCAAGAAGGTGGCATAGCTAACATAGATCCAATGATGATGGCTGGCGGTGGGATAGCTAAGTTTGCAGATGGTAGTGGCAAAATAGGAGTACTTAAAAGAAGTATAAAATATTTAACAGATAAAGCAGACAAAGCTAAAGACGCACTAAATAAAGCTAAAAAATCAGAGACTAAAAAGAAACCAGATACTAAAAAGAAAGAAACTACAGAGAAAAAAACTAAAACAGAAAAAGCTAAAGAAGAAGTAATGAGAGCTTTGCCTCCTGAAATTGTTGTTCCAGCTGCTGCTATTGGTAGAGGAACCTACAGTTTTGGTAAAAAAATTCTTGAAAAAGCGGGTGGTGAAGGTGGTATAGGAAGAGGTGTTGCTAGAACAGCTGCTTATGGAACTATCGGAGCACTTGGTGCAAAAGCTCTATTTGGTAAGGATGAAACTGATGACAATAACGATGATGATTCAAGTGATGCAACCGTTCCTGAAATTGAAGAATCAAATTCAATGAGAGACATTCATTACGCTAAAAGTTTAGAACGAGCACAAGCAGCAGGAAGAACAGAACCTGTATTCATGGACTACCTTGCATCTTTCCCCGGAAGCTACACTGATAAGCTTGGTAAAGACCCTGAGTTTGCAAGACAAATGATGGCAGGATTCTTGGCTATGATGCAACCAAGTGAAGGCTTTGTTCCAAGAAATGCTATCGCTGACTTTGGACAAGCAGCTATGGCAGAAGGCGTTAGACAAGAAGAAGGATTGTCAGAACAAGAAAAGTTATTAGCAATGAGTGATGAAGATATTTCAAGACTACAAAACTTACAAGCTGGCGGTAGTAAATTAACAAAAGAGTCTATGTTAGCAGCACAGATGTTGCTAACAAAATTTAAAACAGTATTAACTGGTGATGAAGATGGAGAAGTGGTTGATGCACAAAACCCTGGTGTTTTATTAAATGACATTTCAATGTTAGCATTAATGCAAGAAACAAATCAAGATCCTAATGAACTAGCTAAAAGGATTATAAGAAAGACATAAAAAGTTATGCCTATAATAACTTTAGACAGTGGAGAAAGAATATTTGTTGAAAGCAATGACCCAGAAGAAATTAAAAAAGCTTCTGAAAGAGCTGCTAAAACAGGACCGGGTGGCTCTGGCTCTGGCCTAGGAGACATAGGAAGGGCAGTACCTGCTGCTGCTGTTTCAGCAGTCCAAGGTGTTGCTACTATACCGACCACAGTAGTAGATCTTCTTTTTAATACAGAAGTAACCGACAACGTTAATGAATTCTTTGAGTCTATTAAGCCAGACGTACAAGGTAGAGCTGGTAAAACAGTTCAGACGGTACTTCAATTTGGTATTCCAGGGCTTGGTGTTACTAAAGCCTTATCTGGATTAAGCAAAATAAAACAACTAGCAGCCATAGGTGCGGTAGATGCTGCCGTTGCTACAGATGATATCGATACTTTTGCAGATATGTTTGATAAAGAAAGCGATGAAGAAAGAATTAAAAATCTTAAAGGCAGAGAGGCTGCTGCTGCAAGATTAAAAGAAAGATTGCAAGTTTTTGCTGAAACATCAACATTTGTTTACGCTGCTCCAAAAATTGTTGGAGGCGCAGTCGGATTAGCAGGAGGCGGATTAGATTTAGCTGCACCTTATTTTAATGCACTAGCCAAAGGTTTAAATAATAAAACCGGGGGTGTTGCAGCTGCAGAAAAAGCAGACAAAGGTGTGTTTGATTTCTTAAGAAAAAACCTGACATATGGTGGTACGTTTGAGCAAACTGCAAAAAACAATACAGCAATATCAAATGTTCACCAAGCTCAAAAATCATACGCTGTAGATCTTACTCTAGGAGTTGGAGATGCTATGGATAAAGTTCAAAAAACAATAGGAGAAGCTGCATCAAGCGGAAAGTTAAATGAAACAGATGCTTTAGATTTGGTTAAAGCAATTACATCTTATAGAAATCCTTTAATTGTTGTTGAAAGAAATTTTCCAGGGCTAACCGGAATACCAAAAAGAGCTAAGATGAAACAGATAGAAACTGAATCATTTAATAAAATAAAAAGCTTTGAAGGTTCAGGAAATAAAATAGATTACGAAACTTTAAATGTAGATGTTGACAATCATTTGTCTTCTATACTTGGAGATAACAAAGAATTGTTTCGTCAAGAAGAAGCACTGTTGTCTAAGTTGGTTGCAGGTAAAACTACCATACCTAATCTAACTTTAGAATCAGGGTTTAAAGAAGCATTGATTTTAAACAATGGCATGTATGGAACAACTCTTTACAGAACTTTTTTAGATCCAAAATTTCAACCAGCACCTGAAGTATACGATAGAGCTATTAAAAAAATAGCAGAAATAGCTGGTTTAAAAGGAGACCTTGCCGAATCTCAAGCAAGACAAATATTTAACGATATAAAGAATCCTGAAAATATTAAAAAAACTTATCAGACTCCAGAATTGTATGTAAATAATATAAAAAGTGGATTATTAAAAGGGAAAAAATTAAAAAACTTGCCTGAAATTAGAGAAGCTTTAGGTGAAATAACTCCTCTTAATTACAAAGAAGGATCAGAATGGAAACAAGCTTTACAAGATGAAGCTTTTGCAACAACCGCTACTATGTCTAAAGTTGCTACTTTAGTAGGAGACATAAAAGCTTTTGATGATATAAAAATTCTTAATGACACAGCACTTCAAAGAGGAACAACACCCTTTCTAAAAACTGTTGATGATTTTAAATCAGAGAACATAAATACTTTAGACTTTGAAACTAAAAAATTAAGAGATATTATTCCAGCTGATGAAATAAATGGTGTGAACGTTGACTATGTAAAGTTTGGTCCTGAAGCTGGTGCTTTAGAAAATACTTATGCACCAGAGGTTTTTGTTAAATCTCTTGGAGTAGCAGCAGATGGTTTTAAAGAACTAATGCCTGATATTTTAAAAAATACTTACAAAGGATTGTTGGCTTTAAAAACAGTAGGACAATACAATAAAACTTTATTATCAATTGGTGCTCACATAAGAAATAATACTAGTGTTCCAATTTTTGCAGCCATGAACGGAAACCTTGGACCCTCTGCTAATTTTACAAAGACTTTTAAACAATCATTTGCTGGCGTACTTGATCCAAGAGGGAAAACAAAATACAAAGAAGAAATTAAAGAAGCAAGAGATTATCAAATTGTAGTAGGAAGAGGAGTGCAATTACAGGAAATAGCTGACGTAGGTGCTTATGTTGTAGAAGATGTTGCTTTGATGAAAAAAATACAATCAAATGGTGTTATAAGTAGAATACAAAAAGCTATATTACAACCTATTGAAAGAGTTTATACAGGTTCAGACAACGCAGCTAGGATGGTAAACTGGAATGGTGAACAATCGAAACTTACAAAAGTTATAGCTGACTCTGCTGATGATGCTGTTATTCCGGTTACTGCTGTTAAAAATTTTTCTGATCCTGATATTCAAAAGCTTATTAAAGCTTCGGGACCAGATGAACAACTAGGGGCTGTTGTTCAAGCAGGTGAATTAAAAAAATTAAGCCAAGAAATTTTTGAACAACAAACAAGAGATGGAGTAAAAAATCCTAAAAATTTATTAGATAAATTTATTAAAGGCGAGGGTGCAACCATAGCTTTAGATATAACACCAACTTATTCAAGAACCCCTGAAATAGTAAAACAATTAAAATTTATTCCTGTGTTTGGTAACTTTACAGCTTTTCCTGCTGAAATTTTTAGAAATACTGGCAACACTATAGAAAGAGCAATTAAAGAACTAGCAAGCAGTAACTCTGAATTACAAAAAGTAGGAATGAGAAGAATAACATCTGCATTTACAACAACTGTTGGGTTGCCTGCTGGATTAACAGCAGCCGGTTTAGCTTTAACAGGTTCAGATCAAGAACAAATAGATGCATACAAAAGATCCTTTGCTGCACCTTGGGAAAAAACAGCCACCATGATCCCAACTGAAACAGATTCTGCTGGGAACATTACAGGTTTTGTTAATTACAGTTACACCAATCCTTATGACTTTTTACAAAGACCTGTTAGAGCTGTATTAAATGCTGTTGCTCAAGGTAATAGAAACGAAGCAAGCTTAATGAATATAGTAGGCAATGCAACAATAGATTCAATAGGAGAAATGACAGATCCTTTTTTATCTACAAGCCTTGGTGCGAATGCAGTTCTTGAGGCTAAAGAAGGAAAAACATCTACAGGTAGAAATATTTTTAATGAATCAGATGTGTTGGGCACTAAAATGCAAAAACAATTTTTACATGTATTTAATGCAATAGCACCAACAGCCCTTCCAGTTACATTTGAGGTTGATGCTGAAGGTACTCAGATCGTACCAAAAGATTTTATTACTGCCGTTGCTTCTTTAGCTACTGGAAAAAAGGGAGCAATCAGTCCAAGGGGTAAACCCATTGATGTTGCAGAAACAATGGTGTCAGCATTTACAGGAATAAAAGTCGTTAAACCACAGATTGATAGATCTCTTTATTACAAAGCAGCCGAAGCTAAAAGAGCCATAAGAGAAACAACCAATGAATACAACAGGTTGTTAAGATCTAACAACGAAAGAGATGCACAAGACTTTGTTCAAGGATACATCAACACCAATGAAGCCAGATACAATTCTTTACGAACGCTTTACACGGCCATAGAAGATGCTAGAACTCTTGGTCTAAAAGAATATGAAATAGATGAACAATTAAAAGTTGCTAAAGTGGCTAATAGGGATATGGTCATGCAAGGATTGTTTAACCCAAGTCAAATTAATAAAGACGTTCTTAATTTTGCTTTACAAGGAACAGAAAGAAAAGCTGCTCAACCAGTCCCTGAATTAGATTTATCTAAAGCTCAAGTAGGTTTAACCGGGCAGAGTTTACAAGGACAATTTACAGACCCTAGTGTACAATCAAAAGCATCAGATGTTCTCAGACAGGAGGAGCTGAATAAAATTCTTACAGGAAAACCTTAAGCTTGGAAATTGACCTACCATTAGAAGTCTTCTACTCAAAGAAAAAGAAGTTCATTCTCAATCTAAACAACTATCGCAATGCTCACTACCGGGTATTGTCTATAGCCAAAAAACTTTACACCGATAATCTTATACCCAGGCTAGAAGACTTTGACAGTTTCTCTGAGCCGGTAACTCTAACCTACACCTACTACGCCAAGAGCAAAAGACGTATTGACGTAAGCAATCCCTGTTCAATCATAGATAAGTTTGCGTGCGATGCTTTGGTTAAAGCTGAGATCCTGGAAGACGATAGCTTCAAGCAGATCAAAGAAGTGGTCTATAGGTTTGGTGGCGTGGACAAAGAGAACCCAAGGTGCGAGCTGGTAATAACTTAGAACGGAATGCCCGTCTGAACCCAAGGCTTAATCTCAACTATCGTCCCATTCAAAGACTTCTTAATCCAGTCTACTTTCTCTAGCAGTTCTACCGGAAACCCAGAGTTAACTACTTGAATCAACTCTTCACTAGAGTAGAAGTTGGTGTCCTTTGAACTCTTATCGCCCGGAACGTTAACGAATCTAAAGTCATCCTTCTCGTACACAACTATGTCATCATCTTGTTCTACAACTCTGGCCGGTATCAGTTCTGGAATGTAATTGTGGCGAGGACAACCTACAGCTTGACGCTGGTTATTTATCTTCTTATCGTGCTGAGTGCAATGCCAGTGGCTATCGCCTTTATCTATGTCTACTTTTGCAAACCGACACGAACGACAATGAATTTTTTCAGGCAAAGCTCTACCCAGATAAGAAGCTTGTTGCCCTGGTGTCATGTAACTGCGGATACGATAGTCAGTCTCAGGTATGTAGTTCTCCGGGGGAGACTCAGACAGCAGAACGTTCTTAGCTTTCTCTATTAAAGTATCAAACAACTCTTTATCAAACTCAACTATCTCAGTGTAAAGATCTGAGTTGTTCTTGTTGTAGACAATGGCTATGGCGTGCTTGAATTTAAAGAAGCCCATGTACAAATGCAACTGAGCAGCGTACTCGTCTGACCAATCGCAATAGCTTCCTAACTTCTTTAGGTTATTAAATCGATTGTCGTTAGCCGTCTTGAACTCTAACAGATATGGGTTGTCTTGATCGAGCCCCGGAAGGTTACTGGCTACACCATCTATATGGCCTTTAACGTGCCCTCCTAGAGCTTTGGTTTCAAACTGTTTACCATTCTTATCTACGTCATAGATAGAAGCACCAGGTATCTTTCTGAGCTTCTTAATAAGGTCATCTTCTACCACGTTACCTAGGTCTAATAGACGTAGGACTCTTGGCTCCCAATCGTTTGGCATCAACCAACGATAACGCATCCACACTAGACGTTGGTTTGAATTACCAATACCACTAATGCCTAAGTAAAACCTTTTGTGTTGCTCTTCAATTAACTCAACTTGATCTAATAGTTCATGAACGATTGTCATAATTTTATTCTCTCATTTTTTTTTCTACTGGTTGATGATACACAATAACCATAGCATCACATTCTGGGCAAGATAAATTCGTTACAATATTGTAATCTTCATCGTCATAATCTTCTCCTGAATGATCGCCACCCCAGATTAATTTTTCGTTACAGCTCCAACAATTCATAATTTTATTCTCTCATTTTTTTTATTTCTAATACCGATAACGTTCTCGTACTTGCCTTGCTTCTGCACAACTATCTCAGATATTGTATCGAAAGCTCCATTGTTTATTAGTTCAGCAGCCATCCACGCTTGCTTTGGAGATCCCCATTCATCGGTTATCTTCTTCCATTTACGCACCGCCATGTTGTGTGCTGTGGGGTGTCCAAACATAAGAGGCATCTTCTTAGGAAAGAATTCATCTCCAACTGTAAAGACAACCTGACAGTAATCACTGCCGTTCTTAGACTTGGTAACAGTGGCATAGATATCTGTAACGGGTTTGAACACCGGCTTAGATTTTTTTCTTTCGTCCGATAGAACGGCTTGCTTCTCTGCCTTGGTTCTTCTAGCGACCTCTCTTTCTTTCTTAGTCCACAAGGACTTGGTTTGTTTTGATTCAAACACCTGTCCACATTCAGCACATTCCTTGGCTGATGGAGAGTTGATCACGTTACAAGCAGAACAAATCTTGGGATGATAGCGACCTTCGTTAGCCTGTCCGGGAGATACTTCGTCCAAGCATCCATGACGAGCAACGTTCTCTCCATAGTCTAAGAGCAGACAATTGCTTTTGTCTTCGTGGATTCTCATTCCCCTACCGCACATCTGGACGTAAAGACCAATGCTTTGTGTAGGCCTAAGCAACGCTATGCAATCTGTCCTGGGGGCATCCCATCCTTCAGTAAGCACACCAACGTTACAAAGCGCATGGATCTTGCCAGACTCAAAGTCAGCAAGCGTTTGACTACGCTCTTTGCTAGGTGTCTCCCCGGTTATAACAGCAGCACTGATGTTGTACTGCTTTAGATACTGTGTCATCTTCTCAGCGTGTAGGACTGATACACAGAAGAATACTGTTGCTGTTCTGCCTTTGGTGTAAGCGTTATCAATCCAATCGCTCACAACTTCTATAATGGTTTCATCCACCATAGCCACTTCTTCTAACTCTTTCTCTCTGAAGTCTCCGTTCTTAAACTTGAGGCTGACTGAACCGGCATCGATAATAGCGTTCTCATTAACAGCGTAAGCTGAAAGTCTGCACAGATAACCTTCTCTAATAAGTTCTGGGATAGATACGGTGTAAGCCAAGCCTTTAAAGAAATGATCTTTACGATTCCCGTATATGTATCCCTGTCCCATGCGGTAAGGTGTTGCAGTGCAACCCATAACCTTCATGTCTCCGCGAGCAGAAAGCTCAGTAATAATCTTTTGATACCTGGTGTGTGATGTGGGTGGTACGTTGTGTGCTTCATCTATAATCATGTAGTCAAACTTACCAACCTTAGCCAATCGTTTAGGAGAGGCTAGTGTGTCTCTGCTGGCTATCAAAACTTGAGCATCGTGTTCAAAGCGTTTTAGCCCAGCAGCCAACACTCCAACCGGAGCATCTGGCCATACGGCTTTAAGTTTCTTCTCTGCTTGATCAACCAATTCTTTTCTGTGTGCTAAGACAATAAACCTAGCACCAGGGTCCTTAGCTAAAATCTCTTTAATAAAATGGGAGAAGATGATTGTCTTCCCGGCTGCGGTTGGTAATGCAATCAATGCATGTTCACTAGATGGTTTTGTTTCAAACCAATTGTGTAAGGAATCTATAGCATCCCTTTGGTAGTATCTTAATTTCAATGAACTATCTTATCTTCTTGTTTGTTTAAATTAATAAAAAGTTCTTGGTCATCGTTCTGTTCTAGCTTTTCAAATATTACTTCTGATATTAATTCCATAGCATCAATTGAACTGTGAGAAAAATTAAACGCTGCATCTACAGAAAACTTTAGAAGTGTTTTAATAGCAGATTCTGAATCTAAATCTTTTTTACCCCAACTTTCAATGCAAACAGAAAGATCTTGCATGACTGTGTCGCATGCTTCTTTATCTAAAAAATCTTCTTCTTTCATACATTCTCCTTATATAAGTTATAATTATTATAGGCAGTTCCTTCAAGATAATTAAGAACATTATCTTAAATAAGGCGAGGAGTAGCTAAAGCATTGCTCAGGTCAATGAGAGCATTAGCTACTCGCTCGGTTATCTCATCACAGAATCCCTCTCTCCTTTACCAGGTTGACCTGTTTCTGTAACTCTGCGATGAAATTCTTTTACTTGTCCCAATCAAACCCATCGTCATTTGATGACTCTGGTTCAACCGGGGCAGGTGTTTCTGGTGCAGTAGCTGTAGGTGTAGGACTAGGTGTGGGTGTAGCAGTTGCAGTCTTTGTATTGAACTTAGCAATTACATTCTTATCGTCCCACTTAGTACCGTCTCCTTTGTCTTTGCCTTCTTCTAATTTAAGAGTGGCATCGAAAGGAACGTTCATCATAGTCTCAAGAGCTTCAAGGTTGAAGTTCTCAACATCAGGATCTAAGCCCATAGCTTTTCTCCAATTACGGATTTTGCTTTTGGATACGTTCAAGCCGTTGCCTTCAAGCATAAAGTTTTCCCAGATTTTTCTTCCAGCAAATTGAGGACCAATAACTTCAAAAGTTATGTTGATCATCCTATGATTGTTGGCCTTACTCGTCTTAGCTTCCCAAGTTTGTCCAACCAATTCATAATCCCCGGCTGGCATTGGACCTATAGAACTACTGTCTAGTTCTTCTACGTCAGTTAAATTAATTTCAAAATCGCTCATTATTTATCTCCTATTTTATTTTTTAATGATTCTTTCAAAGCAGTTATGAATGCACTCCACTCTAGATCTAATGGGACGTTACCCAAATCAACTCTAGACTTTGCATCAAACGCAGCTGCATATTTGTGAAACAACTTTCGTTTGCCGTAAGACACACCCCTGGTTGTTTCTTTAAAGCCCTGTCCACTTGTACGAGTTGATACCTCGTAGTTTGCAAACAGGTTAAAATCCACCCATTCACGTACCATTGCTGATACCTTCTTGTGTAAATTTAATTCCCAACGATCGTAGGGCTCACGCTCTGGGTCGTTAAAAGTTCTGATGGCTACGTGAGAAAGTAAGATGACATGCATCTTCTTCTTTTGTAACGCATCAAACATTGTTAAGAGTCTGCGATAAAGCTCTGCTGACTCTGTATAACCTTTACCGAAACCCAAGGCTTCGATTGATTTGACTGAATGGTTTTGACACACTCTTTGTTGAACTAACTTCTCAGCCCAATCTGTTGTATCAAACACCACTGTTTTGTAATCATGCTCTTCATCGTGCAAGGTTTGTATTTGCTTGATGATGTCATCGTAGCTCTTACACAATGGAAAAGAAGGAACGTCAATAAAGTTTGTTCCATCCTCTGTCTTAATAAAGATCGGCTTGGGAGCTTGAGAAGCAAAGGTTGTCTTACCTATGCCGTCTGTCCCGGATATGTTGATCTTAAGTGTTGGCACTTTGATTCCTGTCTCTACTGTTTCTAATAAACTCATTTATCTATCCTCCTAAGTAAACTTCTAATCTTTTTCTTTTCTAAATGATCGATATCAAAATCATAAGCGGAAAATTCATAACCTCTCGGTGTGGTTTTATATGGCTTAGGTATGTCACCTGTTTTAATTGCGTAGGCAGCTACCAATAAATACCAGATTAAAGATTGGTCATCTTCATGTAGCTGTTCTAATATTTTTCTTGCGCCTGGTCTTGGGATTGTACTCATTACTTATCTCCCTTCAATGGATCTATGAACTGAACGTAAGGTCTTTCATTGATCTTAGTGCTTAGTCCTTCTTGTATCTTGTCGTATACGTCTTCATTCTCAGCCATTATCTTTTTTGATAAGGTCGTGTCTTCAACGTATTGAGTCTTGAATGGGAATAGATTCTTAGGTATGTCCTTCTTTAATTTAGA